CCATATAGTCTCCCTCTGTGGTCTTAGTTACTATTATCTCAGATGAAGTTCTAGTTGACTTATCTGTTAATGTCATTGTGGGTGAAACGGAATCCTTTCTAGTCACTATTTTTAATGACTGAACATTTGCCGATGTAGTTAGTATCTCCATGCTTAAATAACTATACCCAGCTTTTCTGTTTTAGGCATAAAAAAAGGAGCAGCTTTCACTACTCCCTTAATTGTAAATAAGATACTATAAACTATACAGAAGCAGGTGTTCCGATAGTAACAGTTCCTGTTAGCCCTGCAAGTTCACTTAAAGGGAAAGTAGCTGCTGTTGAATCAACAGTAACAAAGTTAGGAGGAAGTTTCTCCATAGCTGTAAAGGTTAAGTTGTAACCGTTAAAGTCTCCTAGAGCATTTCCTGTAGAAACAGTACCAGCTGTAACGTCAGCACCATTTTCTTTACCCATCAAAAATACATTGTCATTCTGGTCAACTACAAATACATGAGGTCTTCCTGCTGCCAATAATTTCAATTCTTTGTTATCCTCTTTAGTTAGTTTCTTAAGAGTAATGTTAAGTACCTGCTCAAAGAAAACAGTACCGTTCTCACGAGAAGCATTAACAGTTGTTTCAAAGGAGTTATTTCCTTTTACTAGATATTTGTGAGCTGTAATATCAGATGCAGATGTTGCATTAGTTATTTCATCACTACTGCCTAGAGTGTATGCACCTAAAAGACCAAAGTCAACGAAGTAAATTTCTTTAATCCCCGCAACTGAATCTTTACATGCTTCTGCTCTTGAGCGTGTTAATAGACATGCCATAGTTATTTGTTTTATTAGTTAGTTAAAAAAAAGGTAGGCAAACCGTAGTCTTACCTACCCCTTTAATTTTAGTTATTTACTCTAGTTAGCACCGTTAACGATACCGTAAGTTACGATGTCTTCAACGATAGCATATTCAACACCAGCAGTAAAACGCATGATGATACGAGCATTCTGGCTTCCGTCTAAGTCTGCCATATCCAATACCTTAACTTCATTGTGGTCAGATACTAAACCTGTACCGAAGAATAAGTTATCTTTAGTAGTAGCAATTGCCTTGTTGTTCGCTAATCCGTTAGCAACAAAGATTTTTACGCCATCTATCATAAGACCGCCATTCTGATACCACATAGTACCTTGAGAGTTTACACCAGCACCACCGATTGAAGTAATACCTACTTTATCATTTCCTGCTGCATTCTCTTGAGTAACAGTAGCAAATCCACCTAAAGCACGAACGTAAGCTCTTGCAATGTTTTGAGAAACGTAGATGAATAATCCTTCAGCACCGTACATAGAAGCAGGAATAGCATCAACGATTTTTCCTAGCTCTTCGATAACGTTAGAAGAAGTGATAGCGATTCCAGCAAGTTCATTAGCAGAAGGCAATCCAGCATCAGCTGAAAGTTTCTTAGTAAACCCATCGAATTGACCATCATTAGCAGTATCACCAGACCAGATAGAAAGCTCAGTACGCTCTGCAACTTTAGCTGCAATGTGTCCTAGAACGAAGTCAGCGAATGTTGGAGGTACGTTGTGATAAGCAGAGTATCCCATTTGTACAGCTTCCCAGTCAGATACGAAGTCAGACTTACAGATTTGTAAGTTTACTTGTTGCTCTTCAGGTTGAAGAATTCTTTCTGTTAGCGTGATAGTAGAAGTGTCAGCGAAATCACAAGATGCGTCTTTTACGATGCTATCTAAGTCTAATCTCTTTAGAACTTCTTTGAATTTTACATTTGGTTTGATTGAGATTCCACCTTGAGATAGAGTCTTCGCTTCTAGCAAACTTGCAGCAACATATTGTCCTGCAAACTCACCTGCGTAAGTAGTTGTAATTGAAGTAGTTGTAGCCATTTTTGTGTTTGTTTATTTGTTTAATCTATTAAATACTCTGTCTAATGTAGACGAAGCTCTTTGTGTTGCGAAGTTGTATACAGCTTGTTTGTCTGTTTCAGCTTCTGGGTTGTGGGTGATTGCTTCGGCAGCAGGTTGAGCAGAAAGTTTCTCTACTTGTGCAGACAATTCTTCTTTCTGTTTCTTCTGCAAGCTCATTTCAACTTCGATTAAAGATTTCATTTCAGCTAACTTAGCCTCCATGTCTAAAACCTTAGTTGCAAATGCTTCTTCCGTAACATAAGCACCGCTTAATTCAGCTTCCTCTGATTTCTCAGATAAAACTTCTTCGCTTCCTTCTGTAGCAGCTTCCACTACTTCTTCAGAAACTTCTGGTGATTCTTCAACGGCATCTGCCAAAACTTCCTCAACAACTTCTTGTGACAATTCTTCGACTACAGCGTCTACTTGCTCGCTTGCAGGAGAATCTTCAACTGAAGTAATCGCAGATAGCTTTGTTAGAATCTCGTTGAGAATACTAGTTGCTTTTGGATTGTTCATATTTAAGATAATTTAATGAATTAACTGGTTATTAGTATAGTGTTAGATTTTGTTTACGGTGCATCGGTTACTAATGCTGCAGATGTAAATCCAAATCCTGTCAAATCTGCATTACCAACTGAGTCAGATATTGTAGTAACTGAATTAGTAGGTTGCAGTATATGTGCAGGAGCAGGACTTAATAGACTCAAGTCTTGCGTTGTACCTGAGTTATATATAGTAGCTAGATTAGTAGATTGGTCTGAATCCCAAATAGCAACTTGATGCACTGTAGCTCCTTTTAAGTAGTTTACCGAATTGTGACTACCTACCTTAAAGGTCTCATCTAGTACAGAACCAGAATAACCAGCCCCACCAGCTTGTATTTGTGAGATACCATTTGCTCCGTTTATACTAAGAGTAAATGCAGAAGCTCCACCATTTGCGTTAATTGTATCAGCACCACTATAAGTAGCTAAGATATGATTCCAAGAACCAGTAGTGAAATTACCTAAACCAAAGTAAGCTATAAAGTCTGTTCCGTCTCCAAATCTAAATAATAAGTTACCTCCACTAAATTGACTTATCTGTATAGCTCCTTTTGTAGTTAAGTTATTACCACCGTAGTAGAATAGAGCTTGAGAAGAAGTGTCTGTTGATGGTTTAACCCACATTGATATAGACCAAGCATCTGAAGAACCTGTACCGTTACCACTTCTTTGTAGTGCCGATATATTTGAAGCGTTACCCGTAAGAAATGCTGCTGAATTACTAGCAGGAAATATTAACGAATTACCACCAGTTGCTTGTGTTATTGTAACTGTTACTGTGAAGTCTATAGTTCCACCTATAGCATTACCAGCTTTACAATTAATTACAATAGTATCAGCTGAAGTTCCCGCAAAGGCTGGAGCAATTCCGCTAAGTATACCACTATTTTGGTTTACCGTTGCCCAACTAGGAGCATCTGATTCTGCAAACTGATTAACTATATTATCGCTAGTAACAATCTGAAAGTTTAAAGTGTCCCCTTCTTGTATTGATACAGTCTGATTAGCTACAGTAGGCTGAAAACTTGGTAGAGGTTGTGAACCCTGTCCAATAAACTGTTTAGTTATGTTTGGTAAGTTTACATAGTTAGTATTTCCATTAGCTCCAAAGTACAAGTTTATATCACTACCGTCTGGATGCACAGCTGAAGAAGCTACTAACTCATTATAAGTCTCACTCCATATCTGTAAAGTATTATCAGTTAAATATCTTAAACTAAACAAACCTTGCATAGTACCTGAACCACCTTCTCTCCAAGAGTCAATAGAACCGCCACCAGCTGTAAAGAATCTAGAGGAAGACGTATTATGATTCCAGCTTATATCTGCTATAATAGATTCATTAGTTTGGTATTTAAACGAAGTAAGTAAATTATCTTCTGCAGTTATAATACCAGTAGCTGCTCCACTATATCCAATACCAAAAGTTTCACCACCACCTTGTTTCTGTAAGGGTATCATATACTGTTCCCCTGGAGATAAAGCTAAGTTTCTTTTTAATACAGTATGGTTTAATATGCCATTCAATACACCAGCTTCAGTACCTGCATAATCGTGTACAATTTCCCATAGGAAGTTAGAGTCACTTATAATTGCATTAGGAAACTCTGTATTATTCCAACCAGCAACCTGCATATTAAAGGATTGAACTGATAAAGGTATTAAGGTTTTACCTACTATAACTTCAGTTCCTCCAGATAAGTCCATTAATGTTAAATGCCCATCATTACCAAATCTAATAGACATAGGAGCATTATTAGTTACTGAATACCCACCAGAGTGATAAGTAGATATGTCTGTGTTTGTTGCGCTAGTAAATTTACCATTACCATTAGCATAACTAAATACAGTTCCCCAGTTTGTATGGTCTCCCGCAGATGGACTACCATTGTAAGCAGTAGCTTCTGCTGCACCATCCCAGACACCTAATCTTAATTGATTACCACTATCTATATTGAACTTAAATTCTGCTCCTCTAGTTAAGGCTTGACCAAAGTAGAAAGGCATTTGTAGATTCACATTGGCATTCATTGTAGTTTCACCTACAGGAGTATTTGCATTAGTTCCGTAAGATATAAACCATTCGTTATTCACAGCACTTAAACTAGCACCATTTACCATATTAGCGGCATCAATAGTAACAGTAGAAGCATCTGACATAACTAGTACTAAGTCAGTACCTACTACAGAACCACTAGCAACACTTACACCACCAGCTAAACCACTTGCATCAATAGCGATTACACTTCCGCTACTTGTAGTTAAGTTTAAGGTAGTACCGCTTACAGAACCACCCGTAATAGTTGTATCATTATCAATAGCAAGGCTAGCAGCATCTATAAGTAAAGACGTAGCATCGTTCATTGTTAGTGTAATGATATTACCGTTTAAAGTAGCGCTAGAAACAAACTTGTTTTCGTCTACTCCGAATGTAGTTACATCAGACGTAAATGAAGTACCATCGTTTAGTCCTAGTGTTAAGTCATCTCCTACTAAAGAGAAAGAGTTTACAAACTTATCTGCAGAAGCAAACCCTGCAGTATTAGTAAATATGGCATTCAATTGCACTACAGCTTGATTGAGTACAGAATTAACAAATGAACCGTTTATACTTGTAGAACTAACAGATAAAGAAGTAACTACAACTTTAGCTCCGTCTTTTACTTTTATCTTAATCTCAGTACCGCTTGCAACAGCTTCTAAGGTGTTAACAGCGTGTGATTCGATTACATTGTCAGAACCTAGAGATAAGTCTCTTAGAAGTATCGTAGAGCCTGTAGAATCAAGTCCAAAGTCCATTGCTGTTTTACTTAGGTTAGGAGAAGCAAATTCTAAGTCTTTATCTTCAAATAACCTATTGTGTACAGTGGCTTGGTATCTTACTAAACCTGAAGTAGGGTCTACTGTATCTCCTTTTCTAACTTGGAATACGCCTAA